GTATCTGATATAGGTTTATATACTTTAGATGGTACAACAAGAATAATACCAAAAACAACAGGTGGAACTAATAAACCTAAAGTGTTTGAGTATTATGATTTTACTAGAAAACTTGGAGGCACAACTATTGAAACCATTGTAAATATTGTAGAAGAGTATAGTACGGAAGATCTTTATTTAAAACCTGTGTCTGGAGGGACTAGTGGTGGAATAGACTACGACGTTGAAGATTTGCATTGGCCACAATTTTTTGATCCTGTGTATGAATCAGAAGTTTTTCATTATCATAATATTACAGTTGATAGCGGTGATGTATTAACACAACCTACTCAGACAACTTTAAATAATGAACTCAACCAATATGATGTTTATAATAGTACAGATAAAGGATCTATGTCTGTTATAGCTTATTTTAATAATGGTCCTTCTACGGAACCAGCTAATGCTAATATACTTGTTAGCACAAACTATAGATATGGTTTGTTTTGTAGTTTAGTATATCGAAATCAAGACGGACTAAACGCACAAGAGTCATCACCTGTTTTTTTAGGAACAGCTAAACAAGATATTGTAGATAGTAATCATGCAGATAAGAATCAAAATTTACATTTAATGCTTTGTGGTAGAATGGGTGAACGTAAAAATAGATACTCTGGTTTTAAAATATATTGGGCTAGAATTAATAATTACAAAGAAGGGACTAGTGCAATAGTATCGGGTAGTGGTAATGTTGGTCCTAAATATTTATTATGCGAAGTAGATTTTGAAAAAGGATTAAGATATGGCGGAGAAAAAGATTATGCTGGATTTGGAGATATACATTTAAATTCTAGTAACTATAATTTTATATTTCCTTTAGATGCTTACAACGCTGGTACAGGTAAATTTAAAGGAGTTGTACTATCAAATTTATCTGTACTTGAACCATATACTGGTTCTAAATTTCCAACTGCTATCGGAAGAGAATTAACTACTTTTAAATCAAGCGTAACTATTAATAGAAGAGTGTATGCTGGTAATGTACGATATTATGATGAACACAATAAATTAATAGTAAAAAACGATAGAGTTTTAAAATCATTGCCAAATAAGTTTGATTATTTTCCTAGCAATAGTTTTTTAGATGTTGCTATAGAAGACGGAGATGAAATTATACATTTAGCAACTGTAAATAGTAAATTGTTACAGTTTAAAAAACAAAAACTTTTTATTATTAACTGTCAAAGAGATTTAGAGTTTGTAGAGTCTACATTAGATTATAAAGGGTGCGAACATAAGTATCATGTTACTAGTGGCCCAGGCTTTGTTGCTTGGTTCAACAGGCAAGGCGTATATTTATATGATGGTCAACGTTTGTTAGACTTAGATATGTCTAAGGTAGGTCAAGGTCGTTTTAAGAGCGTATACGACAAATTAGGAGGAAGTATTGTAGACGCTGGTTTTTCTGAAAGTCAAATAGGATATTTACCTGAAAGCAAGGAATTAATAATTACAAATCCTTCTGGTCAAATATTAAAGTATGATATAAAATCAGAAAGCTGGAGTGAAGGTAAAAATTTTGATAGTAATGCAGGTTCTTCTAATGAAACAACTAGAGCTTCAGATGCAAATATTACCAACTTTATTACTATTAATAGCGGAGATTTAATATATGCAATAGAACGTAACGGATCGTCACCTAACAACAGAGTAAAATTGCGTAAGTGGAATAATGATCCTGCTGCGTTTACAGCTAACGGTCAAATATTATTAAAAACAAAAGAATATGATATGGAAAGTCCTTCTGTAAATAAAAGCATAGTAAATGTATACATTAACTATAGAAGGGGTGAAAACGTATTAATTAAAGGATTTGCAAGTAGAAATGGTACTGAGGTTTCAGATACTTTAGCGGCAGGATCTACGCAAGCTTTAACGAACACTAGTGCAGATTTCCAAACTCAGAAAATACAAGTTAGTAATAGTTTGTTTAAACATATAACTAGTTTTGGATTGCAAATATACGCAGCTGGGTCTGGTACTATACATAAAGATTTTACTATAAATGATATACAAATAGTATTTAGAGAAAAGGTTGCTAGGTGAGAAAAGGTTTTGGATCTGTAGAAACAAGAAAATCTACCAAGAAAAAAACTAGACAAGGTCGTGGAAAACTTACTAAGTATGGCAATAAATTAAGTAGCAAGTATTATAAAAAACGTAAAAGAGGACAAGGGTAATGGCTAAAAAGAAAGATTCAAGATTAACTAGAGCTGGAGTATCTGGTTATAATAAACCTAAACGTACACCTGGTCATCCTAAGAAATCGCACGTAGTAGTTGCAAAAGTTGGAGATAAGGTAAAAACTATACGTTTTGGACAGCAGGGTGTTAAGACTGCTGGTAAACCTAAAAAAGGTGAATCACGCAAACAGAAAATGCGTAGAAAAAGTTTTAAAGCAAGACATGGAAAAAATATTGCTAAAGGTAAAATGTCTGCAGCTTATTGGGCAGATAAAGTAAAATGGTAAAGGAATAAATTATGCCGTACGGTAAAGGAACATATGGAAGTAAGGTTGGTAGACCACCTAAAAAGAAAAAGAAAAAAACTACTAAAAAAGGTAAAAAGAAATAATGGCTAAAACAGTAAGTTGGTTATGGGGTGGCAAACGTTATAAAGGTACTTTAATTAGAGAAACTAAAACACATAAATTTGCTAGAACACATAACGGTAAAATTAAAAAAATTAAAAAGAAATAAATGTTAAGAGAAAGTATATTAAGCATTTTAAGAAAACAGTCCTCTAAAGTTACTGAAGTAGAAAACTCTATGGAAACACCTATTCAGGTACAATCAGAAGTACCAGATAATAGTGAAGGTTTTAGTGGAGATCGTGTTGTTGTAGAAAACGACGCTGGTAGTTTTTTATATATTAAAGTTGCAGAAAGATGGATGAAAACAAACTTGGAGGAAGTATAATGGCTGAAGAAAGCACAAGAGACAAAACAATAGGAAGTATATTAGGCGACACTAGTTTACAACTTATGGAAGATGCAGTAGAAAGAGACACCGAGTTTCAGGATAGTTTATTAGGTAAAGCACTTTTTTATGGACCGTCTATGATTATGGGTGCTAGAATAGGTGGTTCTATAGATAAAACTTTAGGTATAACACAATATTTTAAAGATAGAAAAGAAGCTAAAAATATTTATGAAGAAAATAAAATAATGCCTAGTGGTAAAAGAATACAAGAAGAGTATGGAAGTTTTAAAGATTTTTTTAGAACAGAAATTAGAGATAGAGCAAGATCTAACGTAATGAAATTAGATCAAGGAGAAAAAATTAAAACAGGAATTGATGACGAATATGATGGAACTTTAATAGATCAATTAAATGTTGCTGGAAAAATAGATCAAAGTCCTGATTTAGGAAGTAGGAGCGGTAGAAAACTTGGTATACGTGACAAACAAAAAGTACGTGCATTTTATTTAAATTCTTTAAATGACTATCAATATAACCCTATAACAGATACAACAGAGCAGTTAACACCTAGAATGCAATTATTTCAAGGAAATGCACCAGCATTTGGTGGAAGCGGTCCTATACAACTAGGTACTGAAGCTCTAAATATGATGCCTCAACAACCTGCATCTGCTACTAAAATGAATCCAGTAGCTACAAGTTTAAGTGATGCGTCTACATATATGGGCTCAAAAGGATACAATAGAGCTCAAAACATACTAGATGTTCTTTCAGGCTCATTTCAATTTTTAGGAAGTACCTTTCCTGGTGATTTAAGACAATTAGGTATATTACAACAATCAAATTTATTTGGATTTAAAAAAAGCGAACCTGTAAATAAAGGAATGTCAGGATATGGATTTGATACGCCTGTTGACCCAAATAGTTAAAGGATGTAAAATGAACGAATTTGAAAAAAAATTATACGAACATATGAAACTTCGTGAAGGGTATAAAAACGAAGTATATCTTGATACGTTAAATAAACCTACTTGTGGTATTGGTCATTTATTAACTGCATCAGAACGTGAAGACTATCCCGTAGGTACTGAAATAGATGATTACAAAATTAAAGAATGGTATATGCAAGATATTACTACCGCATTAGAAGCAGCAAAAAAGCAGGCTAAAATATTATCTACAGATAATGAAAATGTAATTATAGCTTTAACTTCTGTTAATTACCAGTTAGGGACTAGCTGGACTAAGAAGTTTCCTACTGCTTGGAAATGTTTATGTCATAAAGACTATGATCGTGGTATAGATGAAATAATGTATGCAGACAAGGATGCTGGTATGTATTCACGTTGGTACAAACAAACACCAGTGCGTGTAAAAGATTTTGTAAAAGCAATTAAAAAATTAAAGGAGATACATAATGGCTGAAGAAATGAACAATGAAATGATGCAACCTGCAGAGCAAGCAACAAACGAAGATGTTATTGCGGATGAAATGATAAATGAAATGGAAAGTATAAAAAAACAAATATCTGTAGAGTATGCACCATTTTTTAAAGAAATGAATTGGTTAAAAGCTATTTCTCCTAACTTAGAATTTAAACCATTTGGAACACAGAAAGAGGAGGGTTAATTATGCCGTGGGGATATATTGTTGGTGCTATAGGTGGAGCTATTGTAGCTAGCGATGCAAAAAAAAGAGAATCTGCTAAAAAAAGACAAGTAAAAGGTACTGTTACTGAAGGTATCTTAGATTTACAACCATTATATAGTCAATACAGACAGGATGCTGCAAGAGCAGCAGGATTAAAGTTTACTCAGCAAGGATTAATAACTGATCAAGCACAATCTGCGTATATGTCAGAAATGAGTGGTTACGGCAGAACAGGGTTAGCAAGTTATTCTAATCCAGCATTAGGTGATCCTACAGCTAGATTAGCAAGCATAGGATTACAAGGAGAAGCTAGTTTACTACAACAGTCACAAGCTTTAGAACAACGTTTAGGAACTATTGATGCAGCAGAAAGACAATTGAGAGCTCAAGCATTAGAGCAAGGAGTTACCTTAGACGAAACAAGTGAATTAATTAGAAGAGACAACATTAAAAAAGGGAGTATGTAATGTCAAACTATCAAACAGATTTTTTAAATGCATTGAGTATTACTAGTCAATCATTGTCAGGATTAATGCGTGATATACGTGAACCTGATTTTCAAGATAAACTAAGGATGCAAGAAGAGTCAACGAAAAGAATAAATCAACAATCTCAAGATTTTGCTATGGAGCGTATGGACGTAGGTCAACAATACCAATTAGAACAAATGGATGCATCACAAGAAGATGCATTAGAAAGAATAAGTCAACAAGGTATTACGCAACTTCAAAATACAAAAGAAATAGAGGAGTTTCGTTCTACACTTGGTAGAGAGGATGCTAAATTTTATGATGATTTTAGAAGACAATCTGCAATCAAAGATCAAAAT